TGGCGGGAACGCCGCAGGGGTTCTTGGGTTTTCCGCGCAGGGAGAACACGGCCCGGGTCCCGCCGCTGCCGCTCTGTCTGGCCGGCCTCCCGGCGCAGGCCGTAGGCTGCCTCCCAGAGCTCCAGCCCCCAGCCCGAGGCGGTGGATGGGAACAGCTGCTCCAGGGCAAGATCCTTGTCCGCCTCTGCCCGGACCGCCATGCGCTCCAGCACCCGCTGAAGCTCCACGTCCCGGGGACTGCGGCCGTAGTGCCGGGGCAGCTCCTGGATGAAGTGCTTCAAGTGACATGCACCTCCCCAACCACCGGGATGCTGTCCGCCGGGATGGTGATATCCTGGGTGCCGCCGTTGACGGCGAGGCTGGTAAAGGTGTCCACGCCGTCGATGGACAGTAGCAGGGCCAGGATCCGGTTATACAGCAGGGTGTAGGGCTTATCCTCCTCCGGGCCGTAGCAGATGGTCCGGTATTTGGTCTGGATCATCTGCCGGAACTGCTCCCGCAGCCGCTCCTCCAGCTCCATCCGGACTTCCTCCGCCGTGGTGCCCAGGGTGACGATCCGGGCGTGAACGGTGATCTCCACCGCCTGGGCGGCCCGAACGGTGGGCTCGGCCCCAATGGGCTTATTGGCCAGGATGTGGGCCAGGGCGGCCTGGACGATCTCCTCCGAGGGGGCCTGAAAGCTGCTGTCCGCCAAGGTAAGGCCTACCGTGCCGGGCCCGTCCCACAGCTCTACCACCTTCACCTCGCCCACGCCCTCCACCTCCAGGGCCCAGCGCCGGTAGTCCCAGCCGTTGCCGCTGGTGGCCGGCCGCTGTCTGGCGTCTACCACCCGGAGATATAGGGATTCATCACTCTCCTGGTCGGTGCCGCCCTCCCCCTGGGTGTTTTCATAGCTGTCCAGGCCGGACAGGTTGACAAACATCCGGTCGATGGCCCCCGGGGGCACGTTGTAGGCCGCGCCGATCTCCGCCGCCTCCAGCGTGCCCAGGGCGCTGCCGCTCAGGGGGATAGACACCGCCTCCTGAAGGATAAACTGCAGGCCGGCGGCGGTGAGGAACACCGTGCCGGCCGGGATCACCGTCCCGCTCTGGCCGGTAAGGACGATGCTGCACCGGGCCTTTGTACCCTCCCGGCGCTGGAGGCTGTGGTAGTCCTGCGCTACCAGGTCGATAAAGGGCCCGCTGCCAGGGTCGATGAACAGCATGGATACCACGGCTGGCAGGGCCTGATACAGCCGGCTCACCGTTTGGGCCAGGGGTCCCACCACAGCGTCTGCATAGCTGCCCGCCATGGTGGAGATGCCCAGCGCCGGGTCGATGGCGGCCAGGGCCTCTTTTTTCAGGTTTTCTGTGGTGCGGTCCTCAAACATAGACGCTTGTCCTCCCATATACAGTCGTCATATCCACCGCGATGCGGATGGTGGAGCCCTCAAAGCTGGTCTGGGTGACCTTGGCCTCCCGGATATAGGGGGAGACCAGCAGGGCCTCCCGGACGTACCGCTCCGCCTCGCTGCGCTTGGTGTCCTCCCGGTAGGGCTGGCCAACCAGCGACTCCAGCTCACACCCAAAGTCCCAGGAGAACACGGGAAACTGATACCGGGCGGTGTTGATGGCCCGCCAGGCCCAGCCCCGTACCGCCTCCAGGCCGGTAACAAACACCGGAGCGCCCCCGGCCCACACCGGACAGCCCTTCTCATAGTCCATCTGGACGTCCCGATACAGGGGCAGTCCGGCCGTCTGGTCCTGGGGCAGGTCAAACATTGGAAAAAGCCCGCTCATGGCCTCACCACCTTGCAGATGAGATAGTAGTCCTGCTGGTCCCCTGTCAGCAGCACCACCCGGTCCCCTTTCGCCAGGGCGTGTTTCCCCCGGGTGAGCTGAGACTCTTTTACAGGCGTGGTCACGTCCCCGCCGTGACTGCTGCAGGTCCCCTTGAGCGTACCCTTCAGCTGGGGGCAGTATCCGGGGAGCAGGTCCTCATTGACCCACAGATCCTCCGCCTTCAGCTCCTGGCCGTCCGCGGCCACACGCAGTACGCCCTTTTTGGCCTCCAGTACCTGGCCAATGACAAAGGGGATCGGCTTTTGCCCTTGGCGCCCCACCTTGGCCATACAGCCCAGGATCTGGCCCACGCTCTCTTCAAATGCTTCCAAAAGCTCACACCTCCTGTCCGGCGTTGGTGCTGTTCATCAGGCTGCGGAAGTTCAGCTTGAACTTTCCGGTGTGCTGCCTGTTCTTCCAGGAATGGGTGTCGCTGTCCACCCAGAACAGGCCGCTCACCCCGCTGCCGGTGTCCCGGAGGAGAACCGCCTCCCCGGTGATAAGGGAGACCGGCGGGGCCAGGATGTCCACCGTCAGGTTCTGCTGGAGCCCGTGGTCAGCCAGCCAGGCCCGGGCCTCCGGCCCGGCGTCCTCTTTGTCCTGCTGGGTGATGGCGTGCTCCAGCCGGCCATTGATGGCCTGGGAGCTTGTGTCCTCCTCCCGGCGCACCAGGCGGCCCTCCTTGGTGTAGATGGCCACGCTGTTGCACAGGTCGGTCACGTTCCAGGTGTTTGTCACTCCCATGGTCTGGCTGATCTCATGGCGGGCTGTCTCCGCCTTTTCCACCACCTCCAGCGCCCCTTCGCCGGTCATGCGGAGCAGGTAGCGCTTGCCCGTCTGCTCCCCGGCCATGGTATACAGGGTGGTGATGATCTTGTCCAGCGCCACCCCGGGAAACTTCCGCTGCAGGCGGACCCCGGTGGCGGCCAGCTGGCCGGTGCGGATGCCGAAGTCCCGGCATACCGTGGCGGCCGCCTCCTCCGGAGTCCGGCCGTCAAAGCGGTACCAGCCGTCATTACCCGCCAGGAAGCGGCCGCCGTCCAGAGCGGACAGGTCCGCCACCACAGTCTGGGTGCTGGTGGTGGCCGTCAGCAGCTGTCCGGTGAACAGGGCGGCTCCCTCCTGGCTGAAGATCAGCCCCGCCCCCTCCTCGAGCGACGGCGGGTCTACGCTCCCATCCCGGGGGATGGCCAGATGTACGGACAGCTGCCGGGCGGTCTGGCGGATGGAGCCGCTCCAGCTCATGGACTGCACCAGCTGGGTCACGTCCCGGCCTGAGCCGCCGCCCGGCGCCGCCAGAAGCAGCTGATACGCAAAATCCGACATGACCAGTCCTCCTCAAAGCCGCTTGAAAACGCGCTATTTTTTGCCGGTGATTTTCTGGGCCCTGTTCCCCAGTGTCTGGGCCAGGGCTTTGCGGGCGGCGTCCATGGCGTCCTGCGCGATGCTGGCTGCCCATGCGCCCTGGTCCTGCCCCGTGTTCTCTCCGGCGTCCGGCTGCTTCCACTTCGTCTTGACAGCGCCTGCCAGCTGTACGCTGGGGTGGTCGGTACCGGCCGCTGGCAGATCTGACGCCGCCGGGATGGTGAGCACCTGGCCGGGGTAGATCAGATTGGGATTCTTGATCTGAGGATTGGCGGCCGCCAGCTTCTTGTAGTCAGCCCCGGAGCCGTAGAACTTCTTGGCAATGTTCCAGAGGCAGTCGCCCTTGACCACCGTGTAGGTCTTGACGGATGCGGCGCCGCTGCCGCTCTCCCGGGGAGTTTCCGCCCCGCCGCCCGAGATGGCCAGCACCGGAGCCTCCGGCCGGCGCCACTGGCGCAGGGTGATGGTGGCGTACACGTCGTTGGTGCCGTCTCGTTCGCCGAAGCTGATCTCCTCGATAAGGACCGAGGTGTTGATCCCGGTGCCCGACACGATCCAGCGCAGCTTGGCTCCCTTGTCGCTCCAGGACTCCAGGTCGTAGAGATAGCCCCAGGGGTCAGCCCGGGCCCCGGGCACGCAGAAGGGGTACAGCTGGGCGGGAAACAGAACGTCCTCCAGGGTGCACTCCCCCATCCGAGCCCCACCGTACAGGTTGAGCTCCCCCAGCTGGTCCAGCCGCACCGTCTCGATCCGGTTGGGGTGCCGCCAGGTGTACTTTGCCGGCGTCACCGGGAGCACCAGCTCCTTGCCGGCGGTCTCATCCAGGAAAGATAGGATCCGCAGCATGTACTCACCTCCCGCCTCCGGCCTCAAACTGAAGCCGGAGCTCGTTGGCGATAGCCTGGGCCACCGCCGCTTCGTCCATCCCAGCGCCGAAGGTGTTGCCTGAGACGGTCACATTGATAACCGGTGCGCCGCTCCGGCCCTGTTCCTGGGAATCCCGGGCGGCCGGAGCACGCTCTCCCTCATGGAGCAGGGACAGGTAGCCGGCGTAGGGCTCCCGGTCCTGTTCCCGGGCCTGGGAGGCGGTCAGCACCCGTTCTCCCTCATGGAGCAGGGCCGGGTAATCGTCATAGGGCACCCGTTCCAGGCCAAAAGCATGGGCGCTGGGCCGATAGCTGGAAGCCCCCGGCCCCAGGTAGGGGTCGCTGGAAAATATATCCCCGGTTTCTGCCAGGGCGGCTGCCCGGCCCTTGGAGAACTCCTGGCCCAGCGTATACCCTGCGTCCCAGTAGCCGCTGTTCAGAGCGGTGTCGTTCCGCACACCCTCAATCAGGGCCAGCTCCTGAGCCAGCACCTCATCCTTGCCCTCGTTGGCGTTGTACTCATTCATGCCGTTGATCTTGGCCTGCATGATGATCCGCCCCATCTCAGCGGCGTCCCCCTCGGCCTGGGCGGTCTTATACTCCTCGCTGCCCATGGCCGCGTCCACAGCGTCCCGGATATACTGCTCCTTGGCGTTTTCCAGGCTGGCTTTCCAGGCCCCGATAGACTTATAGGCCTCGCCCAGTTCGTCGCTCTCCAGCCAGTTTGACTGGGCCTCGATGCCCGCCTTTCGGGCCTCGTTGTAGCCCTCGCCCATCATGGCGTTCAGATTGGCCTCAGCGTCTCCCAGGTTGTCCACCATGGCGTCATAGGTGGAGGCCAGCGTCTCGGACAGCCCGCCAAACTCCTCCTGAATGTAGTTCAGAATGGCCTGGGCTGCGTCCGTTCCGGAGATATCCCCCTTGGAGACCATCCCAGCAATGTTGCTCTTATCCGCTCCAGTGCTCCGGGACAGCGCCTCATAGACATCCAGCCCCCGCTCAGAGAAGTAATTCAGATACTCCTGGGTGGCCTTGTCTGTGGTTCGCATCCTGGCCAGCCCGTTGATGAACATGGACACGCCGCTGCTGTCCAGATTCAGCCCCGCCGTGGCGTCGGACAGGTCCTGGAGGACTTTCAGGGTGTCCTCCGGGCTGTAGGTGTTCAGCAGGGATTTGGAGTAGCCTGTGATTTCGTCATAGCTGTAATTGGTGTTGACCGCCATGGCCTTTACCTGGTTCAGGTAGTCCCGGGCGGACTCCTCACTGCCAAAGCGCTGGGCAAAGGCGATCTGGTCCTGCTCCCGTTGGCCTGCGGTGGCCGAGCCGGAGGCCCGGATGCTGTCCATCTCCGCCAGCTGGCCCTCCACGCTCTCCTGAACATAGGACTTGAAGGAATCGTCCTTGGCCTGTTCAACAGCAGTCCAGCCCTGGAGTCCTCCGGTAACAGCGCCTATCGCTCCACCAATCACCATGCCGGTGGGCCCAAAAAGTGCACCTGCTGACACGCCTTGTGTAATTCCAGACAGTGTGCTTTCTACGGCAGTAGCCATAGGTTGACCAAGGGCACTTTCCAAACCTGTGCTGATTACATCAGTAACTGCACCGCCAATCATCTTGCTTAACTCGGAGTCTTTCAGCTTCTTTAATATTCCATCCCCGCTGCCCATGGACTCTTTTATTGTCCTGGCATCCTCTTTCATCCCCTGGGCGGCAGATTCGGACCGTGCCTCTACATCTCGTATACCCTTGGCGGCGTTCAAAGCATTCTTATACAGATCGTCATATGCCTTGCTGCTGATCCGCAGTTCATCCTGTGTGGCTCTCAGTTCCTGCTGAAGCTGAGCCTGCTCATCAATGGCGGCATCCAGCGCCCCCTTGCTGGCCTCATCCTTCAGCCTTCGGTACTCTTTCCGGGCGTCAGCCACTTTTACAGAGGAGGCTTCCAGCGCTTTCCTCAGCTCGGTCTGCTTATTCACCAAGGTGGTTTGGACCTCAGCCAGCCCCCGGAAGCCGGCCTCCAGCTCATCCAGGTCCTTATCAAAGGCCTTGGCGTTTCCTGAGATTGTTTTTAATGCGGAGCTCAATCTGTCGTTGAGCGTCATGACAATCCCGATTTCCGGCATGTTTCTCACCTCACTGTTGACTTAATAGAAAAAATCACATATAATAGGGCAAAAAGGGGGGGATATCCATGCTGCCTCACGAATATCTGGACGGCCTGTATGTCCTGCGCAGACAGGAGCAAGCGGAGATTTTAGAATCCATTGGACGGGTTGCTCAGAAAGAGTCCGCCCTGACCGCCGGTCGTGTTGCGGATCATATCTCCCAGCTGCGGGAGGAATCTCGACCTCTGCTGGAGGCTATTGACTCGGAGATTGAACGGATGACCGGATACTGCTCCTCATGGTTTTACAAGCTGTGGGCCGCCAGTCACGCTTGGCGGGGATTTATCTGGATGATAACTGCCATGACAGTGCTCTGCTTTCTTTTCTGGGCTCCTGTTAACGCCCACGGACAAAACGGGACCCTGTCCGGACCGGACATCTTTATGGGGATTGTTGCTGCGCTTTCTTTCATCTGGGCCATCTGGTCCAGCGTGATACCAGACTATCAACCCAAGGCCTGACCGCCCTCCGCCCGGAGGGTGGTTATTTTTGTTTTCTCAGCTCGCTCTCATGGAGGGCCAGCGCCAGCGTCAGGTCCCGGCCGCCCTGTTCCATGCCGTAGTACATCTCCGGGGTCCAGTGGTGGTGATGGAACAGATACCAGACCAGGTCCAGCTCCTGGTCGCCGCCCTCCTCTAGGCGTTTTTTATCTCTTCGATGGTCAGCCTGCGGTAGCCGCACAGCCGCTCCACCGCCCGGCTCAGGTCGGCGATCTCACCGGGCAGAAGTATGGCCTTCACCGTCTCCGCCGGCGTAACCCCGCCGAACCGCTCCTGCAGCTCCGGGGCTTTCAGGTCAGGCTCCACGCACCC